GGCGGAACCGAGATCCCATTTGCTGGAACTGAATTTCAATGTTCGCCCGATATGCCTGTACCAAAGCTGTATCAATTGAAAAACTCATAACTAGCAAAAATGTTTATCCGACATTCAGCTGAGTTGTCCTTGTGAGGATTCCGCCTAGCGGGTTACAGCCGCTTGACTGGGCGAGTTATCGCCATCAGATTGGATCTGGACGTATCCAGGTTGTCCGTCATAGTAAATCTAAACTAAAAGACCTCCGATGTAAACACCGGAGGTCCAGGAATATTCGTCCTGATTAACGCTCTTCTTGTTTTCCAGGATGAGCGACCTTGAACAGGTTCTGCCACTGTTGAACGGCAGTCTTGTGGCTCGGATGAGACTTGTCACGCAACGCTTTCTGAAAGTCGTTGTCCAGTTTCAGGCGATCAATCTCTTGGGTCGCCCGAGTCTGGTCAGTGACGATCATGCCCTCAGCGGCTTGGCCGCCACGAGACTTGTCTTCGAGCATGGCCGCACCGGTCTTGGCAAGAAACTTCATCAAGCGAGGATCATTGCCCCCGCCCTCAGCGATATAGCTATTCAACTGCTCATCACCGAACTTCATGACCACTGACTTGGCGAGTTGCAAGTTGACATCGTACCGCTCACCCCACTCCTGCTTCAAGGCAGTCTCAGCCGTGGCACGATTGGTTTCCTGTGACTGCTTGGCAGTCTTGAGGTCACCGTCCAGAGTCTGCATGTATAGACCCATGACAGCCTCGAACTGCTTGCCATTGAGACCAGCCTTATGCAGGGCTTGCTGCACAGTCTTGACGCGCTCGGGCTGTAGCTTCAAGTTCGGATCAGCCTCAAACTTATATTCCGGAACCTTGTACTCGTCAGCGGACTTGGGACGTCCGAGGGCGTCATAAGCCGCATTCCAGTCAGATTCAGCCGATGTGGCGTCTGGCACAACCAGTCGCTTGGCACCAATCAGCTTCTGGGCGTGTACATATGACTTGGCCAGGGTCACTGGGGAGTCAATTGTGTGGAGTGACTTTTCCGCCTGCAGGTCTGCTGGCAACGACTTCACGAAGTCATTGAGTATTGGTGCTCCGCCCGGAGCTCCAGCTGATGGGAGGTTAGGGGTCCCGGGAGTACCACCTGCTGGAGCACCTCCGCCAGCACCGGGATCCGCGTTTCGTAGGATTCTGCGATATGTGTTCATGTTATGATTCCTTGTTCTTGCATTTGTTGTTCGATCATTCTTACTGCTTCCTTGTTATTGGCCCGAGCCATTTTCAAGATTGAGAGGGCGAGTCTGCGACTGCCCTCGTTGAGCATGGTCTGCTCCGGATCACCAGCCACAAACGTGGACTTGGTGACGAATCCATTCTCCAAGATGTGTTGAAGTACGATCTGACCCTCGCCAGTTCCAAACACGGCGTCGTAGGATCGATGAATCGTCCTCTTCCTGGTCAGGATCTCCCTGACTTGGTCGTACTTTTCAACAAACAAGCTCACTGACCACCTCCAGGCAGGGCGGGACCGGCACCACCAGATGGCATGAGATTTTGGATATTACCTCCTGGTGACTTAGCGCTTGCCTCAGCAATATTCTTGACTGCGCTAGAGATGGGCTCGGCCGTCTGAGCCGCAGTCTGCAACTGCTGCTGTTGCTGCTTGTCTTGGCGCACCTGAGCAACTTGGTCAGGTGAGCGCAACACCACGCGAGGAACCCCACGTGCGATCGCAAACTCTTGAACCATCTTATCAAGATCGATGGAATCGAAGATGTTCGGATTGACCTGCGCCATGGGAGCCAGATCAGTGAAGAATCGGCTCATGGACGTCGCCTTGGAACTCAATTGTGCCTGAGCGGCGGGACTCAAGAATCCAACCTTCAGCTTCGACTTGGCCAGCATTCCAGGGGCTTTGGGGATTTTCCCGTGACGATTCAATAGCATATAACTCCGTGCCACCATGGGAGCGTGCAACTCACTGATGATGCGCCCAAATATCGGGGCGAGGAGTCTCAACTTCTCATCACGCCGGTCCTGCACTTCGTACGCCGTCATTTCGACGTTCTCCTTCTCCATACGAATCCAGTCAGCGTAGAAGCACTGCTGGATGAACTTGCGTTTCTGTTCGGCCTTCTCCTCGCCCCATGGAAGATTGCCCTTAGTTTCAAGAGGTGTGATAGTCGCCTCTTCATCTTCCTTAAAGATTAGTGACCCGGGCGCCGTCTTTATCGGCAGCATGAACGCGTCGTTTCGAAGTATGAGCGGAGGGTCGACCTGTTTCTGCCCCGCCTTGATGATGGTCTTTTCCATCTGGTTCAACATGCGTATGTCAGGCATGCATTTCTTCGCTGGACTGCGCCCATAGACCTCGCCAGCCAGCTTGGTCCACCGGGCCACATGATACGGAAAGTCGTCATATCCGGACTCCAACAAGCACTCGTGGGTAGTACTACTCACCCACATGGAGCACCACGGCTTGTTCTTGGCATCTGCCTTCGTGCGGTCGCAATCCACACGAGGGCCGACCCAATGAACAATGTCGATCAGCTTATCTTCATCGTCAGCATACTTCATGATGCCAGGAGGCAACTCGCCAAACTCCTGCTTCAGCTGGCGAATGCTCCAGCTAAAGTACCGACACACAGAGTCGATGCGCCCCTTGCTGTTCTCAGTGAAATAACACATCTGCAATGGACGCGCGGAGAACAACAAACCCTGAGCATCCATGTCCCACTCTTGATTCAACACGCAGGTGCCGAAGCCGCCCAGATCCAGGTATGCCTCGTGCATCGCAAGATTGAGCATTGCCCCCTCACGATTGTAGTGAGTGTAGATCAGATCACTGACGTCTTGTAGCCACTGGGTCACGTCAGGATCTTGGTGCCAAGGATTGTTCCCCTCCAACTGAATTTCAAACCACCTTTCGGTAGGATTGCTCAGGTACCCGTGCAGGGCTGAGGCAAGCTCCTCTAACGCGTTACCAGCGGTCCCGTCGTAACATGTCTCGGGCATCACGGTGTAGAACTGCAGTTGGGGGGAATAGCTCGCATACTGCGTGATGGGTCTCACGTAATACCTGACATCTTGCCAGTCCGTCTCAAACGGAGCGCGGATGCTGCGCATCTTATCGAAGCGCCGCATCACAAAATCGGCCTTTGGATCAGTGGGCATAATGTTATCCCCCTAACAGGGTTTTCTTTCCATCCGATTGGTTCTTGTTATCACCAAGGATTGTTGAAGTAAAACCCATTGGAGCTTTACCGACACCTTGGTCGTTTAGGTTCTTTGCAGCCTGATCCTTTGTTGGAGGAGCAGGTGGTCCCGGAGGAGGTGGTAATGATGGAGCGCCGCCCATAAGTTTCCTTAATAGTTGTTCCGTCCGATACCAGCGGACTTCGTTATTTCGTTTTCCCCTACACCATCCGATGTACGGGAGGTAGTATGGCATGACCGCAATAAAAGATCGAAAAGCGTTATGGCCAACTGCAATAGTAACAAACCAACCACGATCAGCAACAGGGTATCCAGCAATAAAGAAATCACTGCCAAAAACCACGCGACCACCACGTGCAATAGCAAGGGCACAGTGCTCGTTGAGAGTAAGATGGTAGCCTTCATGCAGTGACTGGAGCTCCTCCCATATAGTTGTGTTCATCGATGGCCTTTTCCTGAGGCTTATCCATCCTCATTTTTTCCTTCGTCGCCATAGCGCCAATACGAAAAGCATCAGCACCATGACTCGTCCAATCATGTAGAGGGTGATTACGAAAGACTTTGTTAACTTCGTCATAAGATTTCCTATACTGCCTCAGAGCCTCGACACCCCTCTGGCATCGCTTCATGTTGAAATAACAACGAGGTAATGTTGTCCGGACTGCCTCAATTCCGTCCGAAACTTCATGGATCTTTCCGACTGTAAACTTAATTCCCAATCCTCTCGCAACTTCTCGACGACTCTTACCTGTACCAAGTTCCCGGACTTCAATATCGTGAGGAGCGATATGCCTCCCATAGAAGTACTCAGAGCGGTGCTCACCCTCTGTGGCCTGGCCGGCCAGGACTTTTGCGTAGTGGTGCAGCCCTTCTCCGGAATTTTCATAGTAGTCAATCAGTCTGATTTCCGTGCCATACTTCTGTACGAACCAAATCGTCGTACTGTCGTCCATTCCCAGATCCCACCATGTCTCAACCGGCAATTTCGGATCATATGGTAGATCGTCCAACAGGCGATCCCCCAACCTTTCCAGGGACAACATCTGGGGCCCGTAGTAAGATCCAATGAATGGACTGTCGAACGAACAGAAGTACTCCTGCTGGATCATTTCTTCAGGCATCCCGGAGTCTCGCTCCTCCTGAATCTGCTCATCGCTAAACACCGGCTTCCCGTCCTCCTTCCTCGTCCCGTCAGATCCAGCCATCGACACTTCATAGAACCACTTCTTGTTCTTCTTCGCCATTTCCACGAGCGTGTACCCATGGTTGCGACCACGCGCGGTATAGATGAACAATGCCCATCCACCATTCTCCAATAAGATGGGACGAATGTAGTCCCACGCCGCAGGATCGTGCAGCGAGTATTCCGAGAAGATGCAACCGATAGGATTCGTTCCCACCAGTGAATTGATGTCGTCCGTCCCCACCACTTGGTACTGACTCCCGTTCTTGAACGTCACCCTCATTTCCGTGCTATTCATCGAACTGACCAACTCTGGGTGGAAGTGATCCAAGAACTTCCTGCCGTCCCTCGTGAAGCCGTTCCACACAATTGCCCGCCCCTGCTTATATGTGGGGAGCAAGTGCCAATAGAGTCCCACACGTTCTTGTGCTTTACATGACACGACGTTGATCCCTAACAGATCCTTGCCCCACCGGCGATGGGCGACGACCGCCGCCCTCTTGTTCTCCTCAGGGCCCTCCATATACTCCCATGTGCGCATCTGATACGAGCGCGGGATATACTGATGCGGTAAGATGATCTCACTCACGGGCACCCTCCGTTACCTTGGGCGTGATATTCCGGATGACAGGGACATCACGGGGTGTCCCGTCCATTCCGAACCTCCGTACTACCACGACGTGATTGTGCTCCACTTGCCCCTTGACCTCGATGCTCTTCAGCTTCGGGATCATGAACTCCGTGAGAAACTCGCAAATCCTCTGCTTCCGTCCCTCATCGTCCGTGCTCATCGCCATCTTGATGAGCTCTTCCACCGGTGAGAAGTCGTATTTTTGGAACAGAAGATCCATCGACTCGCGTATTTCTGCTGGAGTCAACTTCCTCCCGGATGACAGGGACTTAATCTTCGCCTCCATCGATGTTAGTTTATGGTCCACGTCGGCAAGAACTTCCTTCTTGAAGGCTACTGCCGTCTCCTTCTTCTCTGGCGCGGCAATGGCACCAAGTTCGATCTTTGCAGGACGGTTCATCCTGGATCGAATTTCCTCTACCGATGGAATGCGCGCTGACATTTACATCTCAATATAAGCCCGAATGATTGTCCTGTAAACCGGAATTTTGTACTAATTATCCTGGCTACTTATTATTTCTGTTAGCAGAATGCAGCCCGGAAGTAGCCGCCAGAGACTGGGGCTTGGTGTCCGCTCGTACGTCAATCGAAAGGCCCCCCTGGCACCATGTTCCTGGACAATAGGACCACAGATCCAGTTGATGCTTGCACATACCGAGAGACCCGAGTATGGTCGCATGCTACGATTTGTAAACAAACGCTGTTCACCTTGTTTACAGGATGGTTGTACAAGGACCGAGGCTCACGGCACCAAGCACCAGGGTCACCCATTTTTATCCCGTTTTTTACGACCCGTGCAAATCTGCATCAGATTCCTCTATTCTTATGAAGTCAGGCTATTGGAGGTATATCACTCATATATTAACTAATCTAATCCAGGGGTCACTGTTGTATTACTCTCCATTAATAGTAAGTACAGCCTGTATTTAAAAAGATAGCGGTTTCTTGCCATCCTTGCATTCTTTTATAGAAAATTCAATATAAATTACCTATGTATACAAAGATGCATAAAGATTAAATAGTTAAACTCAGGTTATTATGGTTATATACCCCTATAAAAAAGTAAAAAATTGAAAAATGACCCAAAGCCAAGGCTATATAACCCCAATAACCTGACTCTCTCCCTCATATAAGACATTACCTATTAAACACTTGTAATTATCAAGGGCCCAATATTTGTCTAAATTATTGACTATCAACAACTTATACAATTTCCCAGGAAAACGACTGAAGATCCCCGTTATTACGTCCTTTGTCGATCGTTACGTTTTCATGTGATCCTGCTCACCAGATCTTCATCGCTACGAACATTTGTCGCCAACGGTTCAAGCAAGGAATCAATTCATGATGTTCACTATTCGTTGTCATCAAATCTTCTAGCGCTGATCCCACACAAGGAGTTATTTAGAGTGGGACCGATCTGGTTCCCACCTTAAAAAGATCACATGAAAACGAAACAATCTCCAAATAACGAAAAAATCGATGCGCGTAACTTTATTACAGCATGCGTCGGAGAGCGCGTCATTGAGCGCGACGAAGACGGTTGGGTAACCTTCGGTTTTAAGAACTTGCGTGCTTGGTTGCCAAAAGATCAGAAACACGTGCCCCTGTCTAACGATCCTGATAAGTTCCTCGTTACTGCGGAAAACTTCGAAACCGCGTCTTCTGAATTCTACGCTCGCTGGAAAATCTACGTCCAACGTCGCTTCAAGCTTCCTTACGTCAATATCGAATCAAATTAATGTACATCGCAATAAACCATCATATAATACTACTACTATGTCACACGAAATCAAATACAACCTCAAAGACCCTGTCGCTGCACAAGAACAGGCAATCGCCGATTCCGCAACCTGGCTATCCATGGAAATCGACGACTTTAAACGCATCCTAACCATCGGACACATTCTCAGCATCTGCAAATCACCAGACGAAGCCCGTCTTCCTCTATCATTCGTCGGCATCCAAGGATATCCCGTCGAAGCACTCTGGAACTTCATCCACAAAAAATAATCGAATCAAACAAACATCTTCACTGACAGCAAACATAAACTACATAACTAAACAAATCGAAACATATGAAAGAACAAACGTCAACTTCTGAGACCTACCAAGGTCTCGATCTCACCAAGAACACCAAAGCATTCGTCGTCGAAGACGTACATTTCCAATTCTACATCTTCGAATCGATGTCTCACTGTCACATCGTCAAGGAAGCCATCCACAAGTCCTGGGCCGGCCTCGACAAATTCCTCGACGAAAACAAGGAAACCACTCTCGCCTATCACGAGAACTTCTTCAAGGTCAATCCACCCAAGAAGCAAGACCTCATCAAGACCGCGCAATACATCTGGGCCAAAATCGTCTCTATCGCAGTAGACCGGCGTCCCACTGCCTCAACGACCCCTGGATCCAATCGCAAGTCCACCATCAGCAAATGTGTCTACTCTCACGGTGACGCCTCTCTCGCCGATCCCAACACCGAGGCCCTTCTCAAAACACCTCAATCCAAAATCTGCCTCAAATTCGTCCGGACATGCCTCACCACTTCAGGTGAGACAGACCTCAACAAGCAGACCGTCACCGAAGAAATCCTTCGCCAATACGTCATCGACCACGCCACGGAACTCCACACCCGTCAAGATCCCTGGCGCATCTTCCAGTACTATCGCCCTCAACTCATCTCGGAGAAACTCATTCGCCGCAATTGAGTTATGAACGACAAAATCATCATCAAGTACTATTGCAAATCCATCTACGGACAGGACCGCGAGTACATTCATCCAGACTGCGAAGGTGATCGCAAAATCATCTCCCAACTAGTTCGCATGTCCACCATCACTCCTGTCATCAGGGAGCTTATTCATGACTTATCCCGCGGCATCATCCAATTCGAAAAAACTATCGCACCATGAGCACACCACATCAAGACACGCACAGTCTCATCACAAACTGCCTGACGCAAATCGTTCCACCAACACTAATCGACAGCCCACCTGTTGAATACGCCGTGCAAACCATCATAGACGCACTAACAACAAACGGTGATATGATTGTAGACCATAACAATAAACTCGACACAGTTATACTCAACGTTGACCAAATGGACGCTCCAGAATTCCAGAAACTCATCTTACACATGAGCAAAATCTGCAGAACAATCTTCGACAATGCCGAAGACCTTGCATACCTTCAAGCGGCACACAGTCTCGAACTCGCCGCAAAACATATCACCCATAGACAAGAGAACTAACATGCATGGATCCACTAAATCATCGCAAACGAATCAGGCGTCAAGCTCTGACAAAGCTGCTACTGATCTACGGGCTAATGTGGGCCCTACTCCTCATGATGCTCCTGTGCCACAAGTAATCCCACGATTCAAACAAGGTGACGACATCTCATTCCTTAATCGTGATTACTACATCACACAAACAACCCGATTCAGTGGTGAAATCCACTACGGTGTCTCCATGTACGGAGAAGAACGTCACTACTTCTGGCTACCACAATTCATTGTTGATCTAACTGCCACACTAATCAACAAATCTCACTAATTCCTTACTTCACAGCCCTCTAGCAATAGAGGGCTTTTTCTTTTTCCAAATCCCCGAATATTAGCCACCTTCGGCGGAAATAACGTGCACCCGCCAGGTGACCAGGAGTTCGCCACCAAGTGAACAGTTTACCGGAATAGGATCGGACCGCCATGTGAACAGAAATGTCGTTTTGCCGATTGATGCTCCAGGACTTAATAATCCTGTAATCGAGTCATAAATAAGAATTTATCCCGTGTACACCCGCTCATTTGTGTGATAGAGTAGTCTCACGATCAATGATTGATCGAGTAAACATAACCGCGATAACCATCGCATAACGAGAAAGAAGAAACATATGGCAAAGAAAACGAAATCCGAAGTTGCAAAACCTGTTGAAGCCCCGGCTGCTCCCACCCCAGCTGCTGAACCCGCTAAAGCGGCTTCACCCGCCGGAAAGCCCACAAACCTCCGTCCCAAGGGTGAGGCTGCGACCGACAAGTTCCACCGCGTATTCGGTGAGGACGGCAAGGGCGTGCAGCCAACCAAGACGGTTGACGGCAAGCAGGTTGTCACCCGGCTCGCTCCCCAGGCGCAGATCATCGCCAACGTCCTCGAGGTGGCTGGCCCCGATGGCATGACTCGCGCGGAATTGGTCGCGGCATTGCCTGGCGCTGGCCTGGTCACTCGCCAACCGGTGGAACGCATTCTGGGCTATTACCAGAAGCCCCTGGCTGAGGCTGGTGTGATCACCTATGCCAAGGACCCGAACGCCAAGCCGGTCGCTGTGTCCAAACCGGCACCGGTTGACGCTGATGCCGACGAGGATGGCGAAGACGAAGATGCCGAATAAGCAACTACAACCTCGGCTATGATTCGCCCCATCTGCTAATACCAGATGGGGCGAACTAGTCTACATAACAGGAATCCAATGAAACGTATAATTATCTTACAGCGCGGTCCGCAGTTGGTTCACGTCATCTGGCAGACGCAGGAAGACACGGTCAAACTGGTAGACGACTTCTGTGCGAAGAAGAACATTGATCCAGCCGACATCGATTGGATCGCAAACTGGGACGGAAAGTTAACACGGCATCCTCTTGCTTTGGTCCCACCTCGTGGGGCCAATAGCGTTGAGGTAAACGAACAAGATGAGGGCTGATTATGGCACTATTAAAACCATTCAGGCCAATGCTTGCCGCATCCCTCTGTAAACCGAGTGACACCCAGGATGTTATTGATGATATATTCAATAACCTCATACTTCCCGTTTTAGCTACCCCGAAATTGGACGGGATCCGGTGTTGCACGGTGGACAAGCCATCATTCCCTCACAGCATCTCGCTGGCTGTCTGTAGGTCCCTGAAGCCCGTGCCGAATGACCACATTAGGAAACAGATCGAGAAGATGCCGCCAGGGTTTGATGGTGAGATCATGACATATCCTCCACCTGATCTGTTCAACAACATCCTGGAGCATCCGCGGAACTTCTACGAGTGCCAGTCAGACGTCATGTCGTTCACCGGCACTCCCACGTTTCGCTTCCACATCTTCGACATGGGGTTTGAGAGAATCTCTGTTCCATACGTCGAGAGGGTGGAGATGCTCAAGCATGCCGTTCTTCCGGATTTTTGTGTTCGAGTTCTCCCCAAGACATGCTATGATCGCAAAGATCTGGAGACGTTCATGGCAGATTGCCTCCAACAGGGGCATGAGGGGATATGCTTTCGCACTCCACACAGTCGCTACAAATATGGCCGTTCCACTATGCGGGAGCAGTGGCTCGTCAAGTGGAAGATGTTTGAGACTGCTGAGGCTGAAGTTGTGGGATTCGACGAGGCGAATCAGAACCAGAACGATGGCCAGATCGACGAGCGTGGGTACTTAAAGCGATCCAACCATAAGAAGAATATGGTGGGCAAGGGATGCCTTGGTGCGTTGTTCTGTAAGACCCCTGACGGTGTCACGTTTGGCATTGGCACTGGGTTCTCTCAAGATCAGCGATACTTGCTGTGGGAGGAACGTGCCTCCCTGATAGGGCGACTGGTCACGTACAAGTGCCAGGGGCATGGGACGAAGACGGCTCCGCGCATTCCGGTATTTATCGGGTTCAGGGATCGCCGTGACACCTGACTTTAAAATTCCGTTTACTTAACAATCAACAGGTGGTATGATGGGACAGAATTAAGAATATGAACATGCAAACAGTCAAATCAAGCGTGATCAAGTCCATTGGACATGATCCGGAAACCAAGGAAATGCGGGTCCAGTTCCATAACGGAAAGACCTACACCTATCAAGGAGTCAGTGAGGAGGCTCATCTTGACTTCGTAACTTCCGATTCTATCGGGAAACACTTCAACAACCACATCGCAGGAAAATATCATGTTAAGTAACTTACCACCAGGATGCACTGATCGTGACATCGAACGTAACGCTAATGGAGAGCCAACTCCTGGAGAATTCAAGATCGGTGAAACTATTGAGAATACGGTTAGCTTTGGAACTGTGAAGGTGATGGACATCTTTGTCAGCGTCACCAATCCACGGTTCTTTTGCTACCGTGTTGAGGACGAAAAGGGAGAGTCATTCTTGTGCAACGAGGAGGATCTCATAACTGAGGAAACCCATGGCTTATAAAGAAGTCATCAAGCCGGTCTACGACGAGTGGTGGGCGAAGGGTCCCATCGTGGCTGCCAATGATCAGCAACGAAAAGACATCGAGCTGGCATTCTACGCCGGCTGCTACGTGGCCATGGGCCTGATCGCTCGAGCGAATAAGCTCGACAAGAACATCGCAGAGAACATGGCCCAAGCTATGATTGAGGAGTGTCGTTGTCGTATCATGCCCAAGAAATTCAACTTTAAAGCTTCCATTGACGGTCAACCAATCGACAACTAACATGACTGAAGAAGAACTAGTGACTAAGGCTAAAGCTCGTGCCTTGGAACACGTTAACAAGAATCGAGCAGATCGTGGACTTGATCCACTCACTGAATTGGCTCCACTGTGGTGGGAGAAGTACGGTGAATCATGGCTTGAGGACACGGCGGAAGAGGAATAATCCTGTTTACTTACACCATAGTTGTGATATAATCCACTTATATGGTTAACATTGACATAACGGTGGATCAGGTGTTTAAACTGGCTAATGTTTGGATGGGCATCGATGGCCGATGCAATCGTCCAAAATCACGAAGTTACAAAGATTATGGGGCACGTGGAATTAAGCTGTGTGAAGAATGGTCGGGAAGACCGGGTCAGATTCGTTTTGTTAAGTGGGCTCTGACTAATGGTTGGTGCCCTGGATTAGTCCTGGATAGGAAAAACGGGCATCTTGGGTACTCACCTGAGAATTGTCGTTGGGTCACAAACAAACAAAATTGCTGGAATAGAATAAAGGGAAACAGAATGATCACGTATTTAGGTGAAACTAAATGTGTGGCTGAATGGGGAGAAGATCCAAGATGTGTGATCCCCAAATATCAGTTTCAGCAACGCATTCAATGTGGGTGGGACATTGAACGAGCATTAACGACTCCACTAAGGAAATGGTAATATGGCAAACGCCAGAGGAAAAACAGTAGATAAAACATATTTAAGCATCGACACGGCAGAAGATCGTGGTTTCATTCACCGAGACTATTTGAGCCACTGTCTTCGCTGGACTCACGTCTTGAAACGAATGTGTGAACGCAAATGCTATCAGACTGCTCGCATACTTGACATTGGGTGTGGTCGCGAGCTGCCTTTTGCTAAGACACTGTACAGCAGCAAGCTCATTCCAGCTGCCTACTTCGGATGCGACGTCGGCCCCATCGAGGATGCTGCCGTTCAGGCTATCGCTCGGACGCAGAAGTTTCCTCACAAACTGTGGGAGGAGTGTAACTTCCTGGAGCTTACCGTTGACGACGTCAAGGGTAATTCCGTCGAAACCCTTCCCAACATCGTCATCTGTTTTGAGGTCCTCGAACACGTGGAGCCGAAGATGATGTTCGACATGTTGGAGCACATGAAGAAGCTCACATCACCAGACGCACGATTCTTCATCAGCACTCCTTGCTGGAATCGCATCGATTGTGCTGCCAATCACGTCAACGAGATGCTCTATGAGTCCCTGGGGGCCGGCTTCGAGCGTCACGGATTCGTAGTTGAGAATGTCTATGGCACCTTCGCCTCCATAAGAGATTACCAAGGTGAACTTGGTAAGGGACTAGTGAGCACTGAATTGTTTAATCGTCTTCGCGAATACTATGACACGAACTTCCTGTCATGTGTCTTTGCCCCGCTGTTTCCCGCGCAGTCTCGTAACTGTCTGTGGGAACTCAGCAAACTTAACGACAAAACTCCCTTGAACTTTCAGACCAAGTTCAAGATCATTGAAGAAACTGCGCAGCCCTGGTCTAGCTCCGCACAATGGAAAGACATGAGCCTATGACAGACACCTTCGCACACGATGTCGCCGCCTTCCACGTGAAGTTTGGCGTGAACTACGATGGTCCGCCTCGAGAACTGCCGGCGGACATCCAGCTCGCTCGAGAGGCGAGGACTCTTGAGGAACTCCACGAGTGGATGGTCGCTCGTAGCAACCACGACCTCCCCAAGCAATTGGATGCTATGATTGACTTAATCTATTTTGCCCTGGGAAATCTTCACCTACAGGGGTTCTCCCCTGAGGCGATCAACACAGCGTGGGATCGAGTCCACGCAGCCAACATGGCCAAGGTGAGGTCGTCAGATCTTAACCCCGGCAAGCATGCAGCAATTGGCACCTTCGTGGACATCGCAAAGCCTGTTGGCTGGGTCACCCCCAACTTAGACGACCTGTGTGGGTTGACCGATCCACCGACCACATTGGGCGAGGTTCAACTGCCTCAACCGACACCAAAGTATCGATACTTCTACAAACCAAGTGACGTGTATCTTCGCAGAGTTCCTGCCGACGGGTCCGGAAACGACGAGTTGTCAGGAAACATTCCCAATGACTGGACGCCCGGCAGCTGTACAATTAGCTACTGGGGAACTGAACGTATTGACAGTGAGCTCACTGTTGAACAAGCCAAGGAACTGTTTCCGCTCGCAACCTATGAGTAGACTATTCATCCTTGAGGGCGTCGATTCCACCGGAAAGTCAACACTGGCTCGCACAATGTCCCTGGAATTGCAGGCTGTGTATCTTCACGCCAGCGGACACAGGGACATACACCAATGCATGTATCAGCATCACCGTAATCTGTTAGAGATCGCTGAGGAGAACTTGAGCCACGGCATGAATGTGGTTCTTGACCGACACTGGCCGTCTGAACGTGCTTATGGGTCCATGCTTCGTCCTGAGCTTCAGGACAAGTACGACTTTGAGCAGATGCAGACTGACGTGTTTCGCTTGCGGGGCACCTACATCTGGTGTTGCCGGCCGAACTATGACCTGTACAAGGTGTCTCATGAAGCCCATGATCGTGTGAGCTTCAAGCACCTGAACTCACAACAGTACTACGCCATTCATGCTAACTACGGCACGGTCTTCGAGCGCACCGAGCATGTCAAGTATGACGTCGCTTCAGATGGCCTGGACCTGGAGAAGTATATCAAGAACTTATGACCGCAAACCAAGCATACCTTAACCTGATTCAGCACGTCTTGCAGTTTGGCAAGGCTGCATCACCAAGACAACAGGCTACACATGAAGTCATTGGAAACAAGTACTGGATCTACATGGCTTGTCCAGTCATCACCATCCCAGAGCGGGAACTCGACTACCAGTTCATGGCTGCTGAAGCCCTGTGGATACTTACCGGTAATCGTCGACTGGACCATCCAGCACTCAGGAGAAACTTGGAAAAGTACTCCGATGATGGTCTCACCATGCGAGGAGCTTATGGTCCTCCATTCATACAACAAGTGAACTATGTTTACGAAAAACTACAGCAAGATCCTGACTCGCGTCAAGCTGTCCTTACGATATGGGAACGTAACCCTCGCGATTCGAAAGACATCCCGTGCACCTTGTCTGTTCAGTTCCTCATCAGGGGAGACACGCTCCACACAGTGGTTAATATGCGAAGCCAGGATGCGTGGCTTGGGGTTCCTTATGATCTGTTCACGTTCACTATGATGACGTTGTACCTGAACACTTTGTTCGGCGGCAAGTACAAGTTGGGGATCCTGACGGTCATGGTGGGCTCCCAGCACATTTACGAGCGCCATCTCAACAATGCCAGGGCTCTTGCGGGGACCCACGGGGTTGATAAACCCATAGATAGTCATGTCTTTAAACATCCCGATGCCCTAATGCATGTCCTCGCAAACGCTAGGAATGCCTCAATTGACCACGGTCCTAATTGTTTGACAGCCTATCTGTTATGCCAATAACCAACAGAGAGAACCAGTGCGAATGGTGCAAGCAATTCATGATCTCTGACGAGTTGCGTGGCAAGGTTGGTGGCGTCAAAATATGCCTGGATTGTGCTTATGGTATACTTGTTGACAAGGGTTTCATAAAATGGAAGCAACATCAAGTTGACAAGCAAAATGCGAAGAAAAGTAAATCATGACAAGGCGGACGGTATCTGTGGGACCCTATTCGGACCTCAATCCGATTGGGTCCCACCCAAGAGCTTTCCTAATCTTACGGGTGTCAAGATGCTTGGACTTGACATCGAGTCTTGCGACCCCAATCTTCGCACCAAGGGACCGGGCTTTATTCGAGGTGATGCGAGAGTTGTGGGTGTTTCACTGTCTGCCACTGATCAATCTTGGTATTTTCCCATTGGACACCTTCAAGGCGGAAATATGGATCGATCCGCAGTTACAGCGTTCCTTAAGGATACGCTTGGAGTTGAGGATCGATTTATCGTCGGAGCAAACCTTCAGTACGAACTCGAGGGACTCAGTAGCCTGGGCGTGGGAATCCGTGGTAAACTCATTGATGTCCAGATTGCAGAAGCTCTTATAGACGAGGAGAGCCTCTCAACGTCCCTGGAAGCCCTGTGTCGCAAGTACGGCTTCATTGGCAAGGATGAGGATCTGCTCAAGCAAGCTGCCACAGCCCATGGCTTCAAGGACGTCAAGGGGAATCTGTGGAAGCTCCACTCCAAGTATGTTGGTCCCTATGCGGAGTTCGATGCATTCGCGCCACTTAAGATATTTGAGAAGCAGCTTGTCCAACTGTCTGAGGAAGAACTCACCGGGGTGTTCCAACTTGAGTGCGAGCTGTTGCCACTACTCTGGGAGATGCGCAAGCGTGGGATCAAGATGGATGTGGAGAAGGCGAACGGCCTCTCTAAGTCCCTGTTGATTGAGGAGAATGAGCTACGTCGAAAAATGGAGCAGAAATATGGCGATCGCATTGACGAGTGGTCTGGACCAAAGCTGGGAATGATCTGCGATCGCTTGGGTATCAAGTATCCTCGCACGCCGACTGGGATGCCCAGCTTTACCGCCGACTATATCGAGGGAACCATTCATCCGTTCTTAGATGACTTGAGTGACCTGCGTGAGCTTAGCAAGATGCGGGAGACCTTCGTTGATGGGTGGATATTGGACAATCTTGTGGGAGACAGAATTCACCCGCAATGGCGTCAGATTGCCACTGACGAGGGTGGGACAAGAACTGGTCGCATGGCTGCGGCGAACCCTAATCCACAACAGGTTCCAGCGGGTAAATACAGGAAGACTGGGAAGCCCAACAACTTTGGTGCCCTGATCCGGTCATGCTTCATTCCACATGAACAGGGGCTTAAGTGGATGAAGGCTGACTATTCAGAGCAAGAGCCGCGAATCTTGACGCACTTCGCCGCCCTGTGTAACTTCACCCGCGCACAGGAGATGGCTGACTTCTACAATAATGATCGCACGTTTAAGATCTATCCCAAGATGATGGAGTGGTGCGGAGGCATCGATAAGCGTGTAGCAAAAGATCTTTACCTTGGCCGGTGCTATGGAATGGGGATTAAGAAACTTGCGTTCAAGTTAAATGCGTCCAAAGAAGAAGCTCAGGAGGTGCTGGACAAGTTCGATCGGGGTGTGCCATTCGTCAAGGAGATTGCTGACATGGCGATGATCATCGCTGATCGGCGCGGCTACGTCAAGACCCTATTGGGACGTCGCCGTCACTTCAATTTGTGGGAGCCGATCAATGCTTGGAAATTGAAGGAGCAGGGCATCGACACGACGCCGGTCAGGAAGGAGCACGCTGAAGACAAGTGGCATGGGATGAAGATTCGTAGAGCCAACACCCACAAGGCATTGAATGCGATTATTCAGGGGTCTGGTGCCGACATGGCCAAGGCGTCCATGCTCAAGAATTGGAAGGAGAGTCGTGACTTGCCCTATATGCAGGTTCATGACGAGTTGAACTATGGAGTAACTGATGAGGCTCACGCAAACAAGCTTCATGCAGCGATTGAATCGTCCGTCGACATGAAAGTGAGAATCTTATCTAACGTGACGATTAAGGAGCACTGGACATGAGAATTCGAACACTACAAGAAGCCAATAAGTCCCTGGCTGAGGCTAACAGGGACTTGCAGACGATACAGATCGCCTTACAGATGCAGTATCGGTTGACCATGAGTCAGTC